AAGGGATCGAAAAAGTGGAGCAGATCCAGCCGGTCAGCCGCAGGGAAGCGGGAGGCCAGTTCGGTACGATGCTCCGGCGGGAGCTGCAAAGGGCGGCTCCGGAGGGGGAAAGCAGTTTCCCCCCCTCGGCCACAGAAACCCCGCCATATTGCTGTGAAGCTGTTGCCAGGATAATATCGCCCAGCACATCAAAGGCTGTATCCAGGGTTTTGGGTTCATTGTACCAGACATTGCCCATTTCAAAACCGCCCTGCATAACCGCAGCCGCGTCAAACAAACAGCAATTCATGGTATCCAGCCGCGCTGCCTGGTCATGGATATAAATGTAACCCTCCCGGCAGGCTTGCCGCTCCTCCGCTGTCATAAAGAATTTGCGGTATAGCCGTTTATTCAGTTCATTGAATGTCAAACACCGTTTTGTCGCAACCAATGCGGAATCGGTATTGGCGTTTTCCTTGTCACCAATAAACCGGATAGACCGGCTTTTCTGATAAACTTTGTCCAACATATGAACAAAATCCGTCTTGTAATTGCGGTATTCCCGGTAGGATTCCCCTACGGCAGGATAATAATTTATCAACACGTTTTCCACAGCTTTATGCACATCCGCCACAAGAATCTCTTGCTCTGCATATGATGCCTGAATCAGCTGCATCACCTTGGATACAATATCCTGATATTCTGTATCAGTCAGCGAAACCATGGCGCGGTCAGCCGATTTTCTGACTGCATCAATGATTTTCTGCCCGTTGAAATCCTCCAACGCACCATCTTTTTTAATCACTTTCATGTAATATCACCTTTCCATGCCGCAAAGTTTCTGGTACATTGATTACCTGCTGATTGGTAGAACCTGCCCACGGGTAATTGACATCCTGTAATTCTTCCTGATATCGTCCGTCCACCAGCACATGCACATATTTCATCATGGTAAACAGGTACTTATTAGACTGAATTTCATCCCAGGTGTAGCCTGTATATACCCATATGGTTTTGTCCGGGAATCGCTGTTTAATTTGCCGCATCAGTCCATACACTGTGCCGCGATTGCTGATATACAGCGGGTCGCCGCCGGAAAATGTAATGCCTGCTATATAAGGCTTTTTCAGCGTCCGAAAGATTTCTTTCTTCGCATTGCTGTCGAAAATCAACCCATCTTCCGGGCTCCATGTCACAGGATTTTGACAGCCTTTGCACTTGTGCGCACAGCCTGCCACCCACAGTACCACGCGCAGCCCGTCCCCATTTTTCAGGTCAACCGGTGTGATATCATGATAGTGCATCAGATATCACCTGCCTTACGATGCAGGGAATTTTCTACCGTGAAACCCTCTGGATATCGGGCTTTCAGCTTGTCAATGTTCATTCGCATGATGCTTTCCATATCTGTACCCAGTGCGTCACAGGCTTCCGCTATCATCCATAAGCAGTCCCCTAATTCCTTTTTCATGTGTTCCCTGTCCATCGGATGCCCCTGATATTGCTTTTGCAGGATACCTGCCACTTCCCCAGCTTCGGCGTTTAACCCATATACTGCATGGCGTAACCGGTCTGTTTTGCAGTCATAAGGAATGCTGCAAGTACGGATTGCCAGCGCTTGATATTCGTTTCCGGTCATAATCATGATTCCTCCCATTTCGTCTAAAAGTGAACCATGGAAGGGCTAGAATATTATCTTCTAACCCTTCACGTTGGTTATCTGATAAGGCTTAACTGTTCAGCAGTTTGTCCAAATCTAAAGGCTGTGGGGTTACTTTAGATGCTTTCTCCTGCTTTGGGGCTTCCTTTGGTTCAGGATTTTCCTTTGGTGCAGGGGCTTCCTCAAACCCGTCACAGGATTCCTTTTTGCCCAGCCGGACAAATTTCAGGATTTTATCCGGGTTCTTATTGCTTGGCACTTCCTCATGTTCCACCTCACAGCGCAGATAATGCCCGACCAAATCGTCATGGTCAATCTCTGTCAATGAGAAATCATTCAGCGCTTGTTTGGCGAAATATGAGAACGCATTCAGCGCACCTTGATTGGGCTTGCCTTGCTTATCCAGCAACGAGAAACGTTCGGTGTGCTTTTGACCTGATGCAGTCTGCATGATGATTTCCATCTTCCCGAAATCCTCTTTATAATTGACCTCCACAATTTGGAACACGTGTGTTCCTTCGGGAATCAGTGTGAATCCCTCTGTTAATCCGATTTTTGCCATCATTTACATCCTCCTCATAGATTTATCTTCTGTCTTTGGCGGTTTCTTTTTCTGGTTGCGTGTGCAAATCGCAGCGATAATCAAAACCAGCATTTCTGCAAACAATGTTGCCAAAACCCCCAATAAAACACCGTTAATGTACATGATTTATCCTTCCTTTCTGGCTTTCGCCGTAAAACGGTAAGAAGGTTCCTGTGTTTTGTATTTGTCCACGTCAATGCCATCCTGCTGCATACGGTCATGGTCATATGTTGTACGGTAGGAAAGTGCTGTCACCCAGTCAAAAGCGCTGCCGTTGATGGTAACACTTTTATCCCCTTCTCGAAACTGTTCAATCGCTGCCTGTTTGATAAGGTCTGTGACTACCTTATATCGCTTTTCATCTTCGGATACCGCAGCTTTTACCTTATCCAGGTTGACTTTTAGGGTTTCGGCTTCTTTTACCAGTGCGGCAATATCTGTTTCTGGGGATAAGTTGTTATCCCGCAACGCTTTCAGGATAGCAGCATCCGCCTTTTCATCGTAAGTCGGGGAAATGCCGCCCTCCACATGGTCTTTCCACCATTTCTGTACCCGCTTGATGGTTTTATCCATATCCGGATACCGTTTTGATAGGTCAAATGGTCTGACAATGGTGTTTCCTGCGCTGCACACATATGCGGCAGGGTTTTCATAATCCTTATCTTCCAGGAAGGAACAAACCATGATTACTTTATCTACACCAAGCAGATAAGCATAAAGTGCAGCCTGTAAAGCGTAATATTCCGGGATATCATCTACCCAATCTTCACTGCGTTTGGTGGTTTTCATTTCCAACACAGCACTAGGTTTGCCGTCTTTGTCTACCAGCAGATAGTCCCACATCCCACCGAAAATTGGTGTATCACGGAAGAAATCGCCCCATGTTTTCTGGAAATAATTCTCTCCATAAACATCCGTAGGTGTGATAAGGTTGGTCATGAAGTAGGATTTCTTCATAAATTCCGCCTGTTTGGGTTCGATGGTCTTGCCGGCAATGGTGTAAATCGTATCTTCAAAAGGTTCCTCATACGTGCGGGTAATCGCACACCAGGCATTAAATGGGGTTGTCCATTGGTTCAGTCCCATAATTGCCGCGAACCGTGTGCCTGTGATTTTCTTTGGGCGGCGGGGCGGGGTAATGCTGATGGTTTTGTTGTCATTCCATTTCATGATGAATCTCCTTTTCCAGTTCGATTGCTTTATTCAGATACCAGATTGCTTTCTGGATATCCTCTATCCCGTTTTTCCGCTTATGGCGGTAAATGTATTTCAGTGCATTGCAGATGCAAAAGTTTTGGGTTGCTGCTGTGCCTTGGGTTTCCTGCATCACGTCAATACATTCAAATTTCCCGGTTTCATAATGTGCCGGATGGTTTACCACATCAGCCATGATTTATCCATCCTCCCCGCCATATGCCGCAATCATTTCCCCGATATTTTGAATCAGCGTTTCACAGGCAGAACGGGTGATTTCTGTGAATCCTTTGGTTTTCATGCCAATTTGTTGAACGAAATCTTCTTGATTTTCATCCTTGTCCAGCAGGGCTTTGCAAGCGGTTTTCAGGGCGGCAATTTGCAGTTCATCCGCAGCACCGTCCGTATTAGTCATGGTTTCCTTTGCGGTTTTGCGTTCGGCAGGAGTTGCAGGAGGCTTGGGTTTTTCCTTTGGTGCTTCTTCCAGATTATCATCCGGAGTATCCGCACCCAAATTCGCGTCAATATTATCCGGTTCAGTGATGTCCAGTACCATCATCCAAAGATAACGCCGCAGGTATGTAATAGATGCACCTAAAGCCTGCATCGGGTTGGTGACTTCCTTGCCCAAGTTGCTGATAATTGGTGGATTTTCACGGTAGGGAATGCTGAATGTGATACCTGGTTCTTCCGGGTTGTCAGCATTAAGGATGGTCATGCTTGCAGTTTCGCCGCTGAAATCAGTAAAGCTGGTCAGTCCTACATTGGCGAAAATCCGGATTGCGGTTGGCACAATGTCTTCCAGTTCAAAATACTTGAACTCAAGGTGCATATTCTTGCCGGATTTCGCAACTTTCTTGTTGAGAAAATGCAGGCGTGCCCTTGTCAGCTTTTGCATGACATTCATGTCCTTGTAAATGTTAGCCATTTTCATTGTCCTCCTTGTTCTTGGCACAATCTTTCAATTTCCCTGATGATTGAATCAGGATAATTTTTCACATCAACTGTCACCGTGATGATATCGTCATAATCTTCACCTGTGAACGCATTATAGATTGCTGTTACTTCGGAAGTACTTAGCAAATCGTATAATTCCTCATAATCAGCATCTAAACGTATGCCTTTCCCCAGTATTCTGCCTTCTTTGTGCTGATATTCCGTGCAATATGGTGAGTATGCCAGCCTACAATAATGCCTGTTCAGCGCACCATTTTCAATGCACAAGCACACATCCTGCCTGCGGATAAGCGGCAAGATATGCTTTAATAAAACATCCATGATAATCCTCCTAACAGCAACAGGGATTTCTTTTTGAGTGCGTTAATCCGTCTGGTATTTTTCCGGGGCGGTTTGATACCTAAAAAGTCATTAATATACTTTTTCGCTAACCGGATATACCATTTGCGGTCAATCGCATCTATGGATAATTCATTGTTGTTATCAATCGCGCAATGTGTTGGCAGTCCTGCTATTTTCGCGTCTTTACCCGTTTGGGCATGGGTTTTATACAATGTACCCATCATGCGGTCTGCCACGGCATAAACCCGGTTTACCCGCTGCATTGTAACCTGATTCCCATCGACTATTTGATAGCACCGGGAATACTTGCTGCTTGCCTTGGATATTAGCTGGAAATCCAAAATGCTTGTGCTGGCTGCAATTGTATCTTCTGGCGGTGTGCCATCCACAAAGAATTGCCTGATTGCTTTCGCAACAATTACCGCATTGTTGTTGATGTTAAATGCGCCTTGTGCCGGGATTCCCCGCACAAGCTGACCGCCTTTGACTTTTGGCTCGCTGCCATCTGCCGGGATTTCAACATAGTTGTTGACATCCTTCTGGACAATCTTTCGGATATCATCTTCTTCCAGTTCAAACCCGGTTCTATCCTGCCATTCCTGGGTGATTTCCTGCCACTTGGATTCATCCGCATTATCCAGGCTGACCATAATGCCATCTGTGTTTAACTGGATGATTTTGAGTGTAGGACATTCCCGCAGTAAGTGCATAGATAATTCCAGCAGTAATAGCTGTCCTGTGATGCACACTGACCGCCCCATTAACGGGTCATATAAATCGTTAAATGCCTGCCCGTCTTTACCATTCAGCATTGCGCCGTATGTTGTATTCAGTACCAGTTTTAATGCCTTATCTGTGGCTTTATCGCCTGCTCTTTTTGCCCGTACCCGGTCTGCAAGGGTATCTGCAAAAATTTGCGGAGAGGGGATATTCCGGATGCAATAACCGTATTCCTGCCCCGCTGATAATGGCTTCACCATTAAATTCGGGTAATAACTGGCAACATCTTTATTGCGGATAGACCGGGTTTCCGTAGCTTCTTCCACATAATGCGGGATTGCACCGTGAATGCCGCCATAGGCTAAGGTACATGGGCATTCACCTACCATCAGTTCCAATTTGCTGCTGAATACTTCATCGGCTGGAATACTTTCATCGTGCATCCGGTCAAAGAAATCAAACACTTCCTGTGGGATATACTCCCTTAACAGCTTATCTGGATAGTGATAATCCCGTTCATCTGTCCGGGGCTTTGCAGGCTTCTGGGCTTGTAAATAAGTAGCGGTTAATTTTGCATTGGTCATGTACAAGGCTTTTCGGGCAGACAATCCCCTTGCTTTGCCTAAAGTTACTTTGTTTCGCAGATAAGCTTCCCGCAGGTGCATCAGTTTTTCGGTTGCATCCACATCATATTTACAGTAATCAATTGTCTGATATAATTCCGCAATGGTAAGTGGACGGTCAATGTCGAAAGCAACTTCCGATTCCTCAATGGGGATACCCAAATGGGCTTCTATCGCTTTCAGGGATATGCCGGTCTGACAATCATCCATCAAGTCAAAACTGTCAAAATATATCCTGTGCTCCTGTAAGAATGGGATTTGCCAGCCATTTAACCCTTCATGTATGATAAGGTCATTTACGTGTTTTACAACTTCGGGTTCATATCCCACCATTACAGCTTTCAGGATATGGTTATCATAGTGCTTATTGTTGAAACCTACCAACAAAGGATTGCATTCCATAAAGGCTAAAACAGCATCATTATCATTGTGAATAATGGTATATTCACCTGTTGCCGCTTCTTTGAACACAAATAACCAGTCATAGGCGAAAACTTCACTGTCGAAGATATATAAATTCTCCATGGTTCACCTCACTCAATCAGTTTGCAGCCGCATTTGCGATAATGTGTACAACGTTGCTTAAAGGCATTTTCCAACGACCGGATATTATCCACATAATCATAAGCAATTGGCTGCTGCTTTCCTTCAAACGTCCGGGCAATACGCCCGATACTTTGCACAATCACGGCATAATCCTTTTGCGGCGTGGTCAGGTACAGCCTGTCCAGCCGGGGGATATCCAGCCCTTCTTTTGCCAGCGCATATGTTGCGAACAGATACCGCAGTTTTCCTGTGCGCATATCCTCTATGGCTTGTTCCCGTTGGGCTTTGGCACGTTTGCTGGTCATTGCTCCTGTGATGATTGCAGCTTGCTGCTGTAACTCCATGGGCAATTTGCTTATCAGCAGTTTCAAGTGGTCAATCCGTGCTGATAAAATCAGGTTGGAATGCTCTTGATTCTGCAACAAATCTGCACAGACAGCCTGGTTGTGCATAGGGTTTTTGGTGATGCAGTTTATCAGTTTTGCATAATTCGTTGTGCCATCCGTATTGAGATATGCTGTACTGGGCTGCATCCCTGTAAATCTTGGCTGGATGTTTACTGTCATGATTTTGTCCGCAACATCTTCATCCGGCACTGTCCACATGACTTTGCCCAACAGGGAATATGTTGCTTTAATCATCCCATCTGACCGATGTGCCGTAGCCGATAAACCATATTTATGCCGTGCCCGGAGTGTGTTTAACACCTTGGAAAATTGAGTTACAGCAGTTGGTGTACCGCTTACCCTGTGACATTCATCCACGATAATACAGTCCCAAGTGTCCCAATATTGGGTTAAATCTATCCTGCACATGGTTTGGATAGTGGCAAAGGTGATTGCTTTCCCAATATGTATTTGTCCTTCGGTGATAGTCCCCAGCAGGTCATGGTTGATATACTGCGCCGCCCGGTCTTTGCTTTGGGTCAGCAGGTCTTTGGTATGGGTCAGCCAAAGGGTTTTTACACCCAAGGCATAAGCTAAAGCAATACCCATTTGTGTTTTGCCGCAACCTGCCGGGGCTTGTAAGATACCATACTGTACCTTTCGCATTGCCTGTACAGCTTGTTGCTGATAATCGTATAACGGTACTGTGGCTTGATAATGAATAGGTTCCTGATGTTTGAATGTAGTTGTAACCTCCCCTGATAATAACGGCAGAATATCCCGCAAACAGCCGAATGGGATAACCAGGGTATCACCCTCTATGGTATACAAAACCAGTTCTTTAGGTGTTTTCCCCAGCCATAATCCCATCCGGGCTTTCTTTGCGTATTCTGGATTGGGCAGTTTCAGATTGGTATTACACCAATCGCATATTTCAGGAGATGGGTCAGTGATTCTTACCTGACTTCCAATTTTGGTAATCATCCATACACCTCTAACCATTGCGGTAATGAGGGTAATGCAGACATATGGATTTCTTTCAAAATCCGCATACCCATACCTTTGAAATGAATTAACACTTCAAAGGGCAGCATATAGATTTCCCCGGACGGCAATTTGATTGCAAAGAAACAAAACGTATTCCCACAATCCTGCCAAAGTGACATTGCTGTTTCCTGGTTACACTCAACCCGTGAAAGTGGAAAGTAGTTGCTGGAACACAATTTGCAGTCAATCAGATAAGCAACATTCCCTTTTACGGCTATGATATCCGCAGGTTGTCCAGCCTGATTTTGCGCCATGTTATGCGCCCAGAAACCGTTTTTCGCTAAGATTTCACAGAGTTCCTGTTCAAAGCGGTTGCCTTGTGCTTTATTACTCATCGTCAACCACCTTCTGTGCAATCCAGCGGCGGATATCAATCCGGGAAAAGAATCGTGTCCCGCCCATGATGATATAAGGCACTCTGTCCTCTTTGAGTTCTTTCCGCAAGGTTTTTATCCCAATGCCTGTTTTCCGGGATAAGTCAGTTAGGGTTATGTACTGCACACCTCCGAAAACATCTTCCAGCATCAGGTTTACATCCCGATATACATTTCTCATGCGTATCCTCCTCAATAAACATTCCACTAATTGTTTTCCTGCTTCCAGTAGGGATGCCGAAACTTCCTGCAAGCCTGCTAGAAATTGTTCGGCTGCTTCCCTTAGAGATTCCAGGTTGCTTGGAATGGTTTCACTGCTCAAGATATCTCCTCCTTATTGAAACCTATGAACTTTTAACGTATAATTGATTCCATCCTACGGTCTGTAGAGAACGAAGGTGAATTAATATGGAAAATGAAGTTAACCATACGTACCGATTAGGCGAAACGCCGCCAGAAGGGGTATATGCTTGTCAAAAGTGCGGGGAAGGCGCTTTGATTGTCCCTGAAATGGCTAAGAAACTGCCTAAGTGTCCCGTTTGCGGAGGGACTATTTGGTACAAAGTTTAACTTGGAGAGCGGCTGACATTAGTCAGCCGTTTTCTTCCGTTTACTAAACCTCCATCCTATGAAGTGTAAACCCAAACACATTGGCGACCTCACGCAGCAATTCAATTGCATCTTCGTGGGTTTCGGTTGTTTTCAATTCAGCCATCGTGTGCTCATAGAGCTTTTTCAGCAGGTCAGCCTGCATTTCCCTGAGTGTCATGTTCTGTTCCATGTTGTTCTCCTTTCGTCATTGCTCAAACTCGCACCTTTTGAAATCGCGCTGAGTTGTCACTGTAGGTGTAATTTTCTTATCTGTCCCGTTTTTGGGACGATTGGCTAAAAAAATTGCTGCCTTTTCTTGCCCTGATTCAATGCCTAATACATCACAAATTTTTTCGATTTGCTCTGTATCAAAGAAGCCGTTCCCATTGATTTTCAGGTTCATAGTGTTTTTGGAGATACCGATAGCTTTCGCTAAACTTTTTTGAGTATGACCGCATAACATCATATGAACCTGTAACATTTGTTTATCCAGCATATTTGATTCTCCTTTCGTCCCGTTTTTGGGATGATTGAAGTATAACACTTTCCAATTTATCTGTCAAGCATTTTTGGGACGATTTTTTATTTTTTAATGTTTTGGTATTGCATTTATGGGACAGCTAATATATAATAGTAGCATCCTGATAAATGTAGGTGATATATAATGAGTGAAATGTCTAACCGTATCTTTGAATCTATTCAAGCAGAAGGTATTTCATATGGGGAATTATCCACTATTACAGGTATTCCCAAATCAGCATTGCAAAGATATGCAACAGGCGAAACAGAGAAAATACCCATTGATAGAGTTGAATCTATTGCTAAAGCCCTTCATGTAAATGCGGCATGGTTACTTGGATGGGATACTGACAGACCTATAATCAAATCCTCAAATATTATCCCCATCCGCTTTCTAGGGTCTGTTGCCGCAGGATATGACCAACTAGCAAATGAGGAATATGAATATCTAAACATCCCGGAGGAATGGCTTGCAGGTCGTCCTGCATCTGATTATTTCGCAATGCGGGTTACAGGTTCATCTATGTACCCTATGTATTGTGATGGGGATGAAATTCTATGCTTAGCTTGTAATGATATGGGGCGTTCCGGTCGAGTAGGCGTTATAGTCTATGGGGACGGGGAAGCTACATTGAAAAAGATAGAGTATGTTCATGGTGAGGATTGGGTCGATTTGGTTCCCATTAACCCGGAGTATGAAACAAAACGTATTGAAGGGGTAGACTTGGAACAATGCCGGGTTATTGGACGGGCATTGCGGCTTATCCGGAAAATTGAAATGTAATTGTCAACACAGGAATTTATGACACAATAAAGAAATCCCGCCTTTTTAGGGCGGGAAATGTGTTTAACTCAAATATTTTAATAGCTGTATCAGCGAAGTTGTTTCAAAATTATCTTTTTCGTCAGCATCTAATTGTCGCTTTCCAAAATTCCAAAAACCGTTACGCTCATAAAAATCTATAAGCACAGGCTTATCTTCACATTCAAGATATGTAAATCTTCCACCGAGTTCCACCTGAATGCTTTCTATTTTATCACAAGCCATTTGAAGAAGTTCGTCCCCTGTGATTAGTTTATTATGTCCATTGCTATAATTTTTACCAAGCTGACCGATTAAAGGCGCGGACATACAATAACATCCCAAGTCCTTGTCCAATTTTGAAAAAGCACTTATCCTCTTTTTTAAAGTCTTACTCATTCTAGGTCTGTTTGTAGTGATATGAATGGATTTGTCTGATAAAGTAAAATAACCAACTAGAACAGGTTCTTTCTTAAAAGATGCGTATACTAAATGGGTTTGTGCCCATCCGTGTTTAGCAAATTCAATGGCTTTTGTTTTCAAATATTGCTCAACATCTTTATTATATGGACATGAAAAATCAGAGAGCATACTTTTTACGGTATCCTCTCCTACTATATTAATCAGTTTGATTAAATTTACAATTTTAAATCCTGTCATTTTGACCTCCAAACATCTTTCTAATATCTTCATCAGAGGCATCCGATACTGGACGGGACATTTTCACAGGTGTGCTTTTTTTAGTATGTGCATTCTCCATTGCACGCGCAAGCGATTCCGCAGCATTCCGTGTACGGATATTAATGCTTTTCAAAATGCTTTTCGTTGCCATAGGATTATGCCTCCTTTCGTTCAACGGCGAACACCTATAACTAATATAAACTCCCTAAAACAACCAAGGAACTAATATGCTATTTTTTGATGTTCAACCATTAATTCAATATCTTAACACAACAAATTGCTCTCTTTATATATTATTATACGCTAAATATCTGAAAAAATCATCGGTAATTTATATAAAATTCATAAAAATATTTTTCACTCTTATGTATCCATAGAAAGGGGTTTTCATGCCACGTATGAAAAAAGGCGCAGACGGGTTGTACAGAATGTCTTTCTCTTTTGAGGGAAAACAGTACAGTGTCCGCAGTAAAGACCCTCGAAAACTAACAGAAAAAATGACTGCCAAGCTGAAAGAACTATCTGCCGGTGTAAAAATCGTAGACGGTAACATGATGGTCAAAGACTGGGGCAAGGAATGGATAGAAACCTATAAATCCGGCATTTCCAAAGGCAGCAAAGCACGCCTGTACAGCCTTTTGCATCATTACATAACTGACAACATCGGATACATGAAAATCCGGCAGGTGCGTCCTGTGCATTGCCAGCAGGTATTAAACAGCATGGAAGGTATGGCAGAAGATACAATCATCAAATGTCGAAATCTGCTGTATAACCTGTTTGAAACCGCCGTAGAAAACAGTATGTGTAAACGAAATCCGGCAAAACATCTGACCATACCACAGGTATCCGCGAAAAAGGAACACAGAAGCCTGTCTGACAGGGAACGGCTAATCCTGTTGGAAACTGCGAAAACCCATCCAGCGGGACTGTGGGTACTACTGTTGCTGTACACTGGCTTGCGCCCCGGAGAAAGTGTTGCGCTGACAGGCGGGGATATTGTCGGTGGATTTATCCGTGTCAACAAAGCCATCAGCAGATATGAGGGTGTGAAGGAACCAAAGTCCAAAGCAGGCATTCGGCGCATACCTATCATCCCTGCACTGCAAGCGCTTTTACCAGAACTTGATATGGGTGAATTGCTGTTCAAAAATTCACGGGGCGGTATTCCTAACTCTCATTGGATTTCGCGGAACTGGAAATCATTTGTTTCTGCTATGGCTAAAACAGAAGAACGGCTAATAGCACAGGGGAAATTACCCATCATGCGTGAAGCACTGCCGCCGCTGGAACCATATGATTTACGTCATACTTTCTGTACTGACCTGGAACGTGCAGGTGTACCAATCAACGTTGCATCACAGCTTATGGGACACGCTGATATCAAAATTACTGCCAGCATTTACACCCATACGGACGATGCCATATTCACGGAAGCAGGCGAAAAACTCAGCCGACTAACTGACATAGTTACTGACATAGTAAATATGCCTGAATCGCCCTATTTGGGCACGAAAACGGGCAAATCAAGGAAGCGTAAAACCGGAACTTAAAACAAATAAAAATGCCGAAAACCAGCGATTTTAACTGATTTTCAGCACTAAACTTATGGAGCTGTTGAGCCGATTTGAACGGCCGACCTCATCCTTACCAAGGATGTGCTCTACCTACTGAGCTACAACAGCATAAATATGGCGACTCGGAAGGGACTTGAACCCTCGACCTCTGGCGTGACAGGCCAGCGCTCTAACCGACTGAGCTACCGAGCCATATTTGGCAGGGGCAGTAGGGATCGAACCCACGGCACACGGTTTTGGAAACCGTTGCTCTACCAGCTGAGCTATACCCCTATATCATAAAAATAGGTTAAATGGTGGGCCTTCAGGGACTTGAACCCTAGACCGTCCGGTTATGAGCCGGATGCTCTAACCAACTGAGCTAAAGGCCCATAATAAAGCGGGCAGAAATCCCATGTAAAAGGCAAAGAAAAAAATTTGCCGCCACTTTATCACAGCAGCGGCAAACCTTACGAAAAAAATTGGCTCCTCAAGTTGGACTCGAACCAACGACCCTGCGGTTAACAGCCGCATGCTCTACCAACTGAGCTATTGAGGAATATAGAAGT